GAGGCTTTGACCAAATAGAGAAGGAGGGTAAATCGAGCGCATCCCACGAGGGATTGAAACAAACAAACTTGCGCTCAAGTCTGCCGATGACCGAACGTGTGTATGTGAGTGCCAACTGCTATGCACAGCACGCAGTTGTTAAGGATGTCATCGGCAGGCTTGAATTCAAGATATGGCAAAAGACAAGTTGCTTACTTTACTGATAGACCAAAAGTGGAGAAATCCTGAGTTTGATCTATCGCTTTGGGTTTCAGTGCCGGGCGCATTTATTAGTGGCGACGTGATTATCGGCAACTCATCACTCTACGAGTTTTACGCCAAGAATTTTCGCAGCTCAGAAAGTGAAGATGATTATGCAGATGAATTGACATTTGCAACTACTAATCTTTACCAAGACCTAGAAGAAGATGACAGTGATTATGTGTTCTTGGACAAAGCAACGGTCACTGTCGGTAATCGCCTAACGTCGGTTCCGCTTGCGCGAGTGAAAATCTCGTCTATCGCGGCGTGGGGCGTTGGACGGCTTACGTTTCGCAGCAATGGCGACTGAGTCACGTACATCTTTCATCGTCCATCTGCACGGTATTATTGTAAACGGGTTGTTTTCCATAAGTTTTCCTCCCCTTATTGGGGTTGGATAAATCTGTTATTCAATGTCTGCTAAACGCATTGCTTGTCCAAATTGTGGGCATCAAAACAAGCCTGAGCGTCGCTGGTGTAAAAACTGCAAAGTTAGGCTTGCTACCGTTTACAGCGAGGATGATGCGTTGGCTGTAAGTCAAGAGCTACAGAAAGCATCAAAATCGCCAAGTTTGGTAATTGTTGTCATTGCTATTATGGCACTTTGCGGATTAGCTGCGTTGGCTAGTTCTCTTAACTCCGATTCTTCATCACGCCCAGATGTTGGCGATGACACGGAAGCATGGGTTATGTGCAAACAGTTTGTGGAGGATGCCTTGAAAGCTCCTTCTACTGCTGAGTTTCAGAATTCCTACGATAGCGACATCACAGAAGTTGGTGATCAACGTTGGCGTGTAATTGACCAGGTTGATGCTGAAAACTCATTTGGGGCAATGTTGCGCAGTGAGTATGACTGCACGGTTGAATACCGAGGTGATGATCAATGGCGACTAATTAGCCTAGACATCGAGTGACAGATATTTAGTTGTTAACGTCGCCAACCTATGGCAGTAGGTTGACGTTATAGGGTTCGGGTAGAACCTGTGAGAAGTAGCTCGCATCGAAAACGGTGCGGCCTACTACAGAGCGTCGCTAATAATAGCGGCGTTCTTTTTTTAACTATCCCCATTCGCGTAAACAACTGAGTTGGTTTCCGCTAGAATCGATTCGCTCCATTCATCAACGATAGCCCTTAGCACAGCGGCAGTTGATATGCCGTTGTACTCTGCAATTTTGTCTAGCATGGCCTTCTGTGCTGTCCTTAGTTGGACGCTCATTAGCTTGACGCCATCCGCGTTGCTGCTCTCGTAACTCTCACGAACCATATTCAGGGATTGCCTAGAACGCCTTAGTGTCATAGCAACCTCCACTTGTTAATGTGCGGCAATCATAACCGTTATATAATCACTTGTCAATGGTTATATTGACAAATTCTATATTGTAGTTATATAATGGCGGCATGGACACTAAAGAATTCGTAATTGTGTGGGAACAATCTAACTCTGCTATTGAGGTTGCCGAGCATTTTTCTGTTTCGGCAACGGCGGCACGTGCTAAGGCTGCGTACTTGCGCAAGTATAAAAACATTCCACTAAAGGATATGCGCTTACAACCTAAGGCTGATTATGATGAGTTACGCCGCCTAGTTGCTGCGCAACTTTTTTTGCCCACTGGTTATATAATGGCAATATATTAAATATTGACGGTTATATATAACGGTTATATAATTACAGCATAGAAAACAAACACGAAATCGAAACCATGAGTAACTTTCGCCCTTACCTCAAAAAAGACAAGCGCAACTGGAAAGGCCACAAGGCGTTTACGCTCGCTATGCGTGAGCTATCTGGCAATCTTTATGTGACGTATGAAGTGCCACAGTTGGAAGCGCTGGCGCAGATGATTTTGAGCGGTCGGATTTCGGCCGAATCTGCGATTGAGCAAGGCGCGGCGTTTGCAGGAGGTACAGCGTGAGTACAAAAACAAGGTTCCCTGCTGCTGAAATTGTCAGCTTTTTGGAAGGAAACGAGGATTAGCGATGAATATTTATACAGCGATGAGAGCGACTTGGAATGTATCGGAGTTGGCACGTGAGTATGAACTTGCGTTAGAGGACGCACATTTTTCAGTCCATCACGACGAAGATGGTGTGTATGTTGTATTGGCTGAACCAATTGACCCGAATAGCGATGACATACCGCTTGATGTTGTTGCTCGTGGCAGCCTCGCTCAGTGTGAAGTTGCCTGTGCTTTGTATCTGGCTGCGCGAGATAGGCAATAGAGAGGATTAACACATGAACGAATACAAGATTGGCGATATTGAGAATGATCAACTATGCGTCGGTGTGACGTATGGCATAGATTTCAAGGACAGTGACGGCAACGTGTTGCTTGAGCAGCCGTTTGATTCTAAGGCAGACCGTGACGCGCATTGGGCACGGCTAGTGGCTGACGATGACGATGCGTGGCTACATGAGGATGCGGCTCGCGTGACGGAGTGGTCTAAGGCGCGATGGGAGCCATTGACCCGTGGTATTGGCAAGGTGCGTCGTCGGAACGGTTCGTTTCGTCGCAATCATGAGTCGCGGTACACGCGGGCTGGTATTGCATAGGAGGATGTAGTGACCAGAGAGCATTTACATAGAGCTATCAGAGCATTGAAGCTTGAGAAACGTCGATTGAAGGTAATCACGCCACGCGATGACGTTCATCAATTGTTTGTTCACTGTCGTTACATGCGTGTTTCCAACCTAATTGCTGAGCTACAGCAATGTGTTGAAGGATGATGCAGATGGCTTTTGTACCAGGTCAGATGATGCGGAAATTGAAGCGTTTTCAGTCAAGTCGAAAAAATCGGCCGAGGCAAGCTGGTGCGCTTGGGAATCTAGCTAAAAGTACGCTCGATAGCTACACGCTCGGTGAGCGGGTTGTTTTTAGCGACAAGTTTGGTATGCCGCGTGGTGGCTACTTGATTGTTAAGTCCACTGCTCAATATTGGCAGATTGCTACTGATGAGGGTGCTACCGTCGATGTACCTACCTCGATGGTGCTACGTCGTGGCACTTCTGTAGCGGCTGCTAAGTACGCATTTACGGAGCTAACACCCGAGCAAATTCAAGCACGAAAAGAGGATTGCGCACGCGCCTACGCCTTTGTTGTGACTCGCAACACGCTTGAGCAAGAGGCGATGTTTCCAACGCCAATGCAGCACATGACAAATGCTGCAACAGTCGAGAAAAACGCAATGGACAAAGTTATGGGTGAACTTGAGGGGCGCAATATGCGTGGTGTTCATAGTTCATTATTAAGGAGCAATGATGAGATTGATTAAATGGTTAGATGATAGCGGAGTTGAATATCAGCGGTTGAAAGGTGGAATTCGTGTCGGTGGCTCCCTTGACCTCCGTGGCACAAGCATCACTCAGCTACCAGACAACTTGAGTGTCGGTGGCTACCTTGACCTCGAAGGAACAAGCATCACTCAGCTACCAGACAACTTGAGTGTCGGTGGCTACCTTGACCTCGAAGGAACAAGCATCACTCAGCTACCAGACAACTTGAGTGTCGGTGGCTCCCTTGACCTCCGTGGCACAAGCATCACTCAGCTACCAGACAACTTGAGTGTCGGTGGCTACAGGATCAATTCAGGTGCTGACTATTCCATTGAGATACACCCACGAGAAAATGAGTTGTCTATTGGTTGTACTCGGGGAGCAATTGACTGGTGGGTTGAAAATGCTAGCAAAATGGCAGATCAATATGGTGAGTCGATTTCTGACTATTTGCCCAAAGTAAATCAGCTTTTGAAGATGGCAAATATGAAAGAAATCGTATTGCCTGAACTTATTGAAACTGCATAAGGAGATGACGATGCCAATTAGAGCGCTACAAAAACGTGAAGCAGAGTTGAAAATGCCAATAGTGGGCAGATTGTGGAAGGGTGGACCAAAGCAAAAGAAAAATGGCAAAGAAATCTTTGGCATTGATTTGAAAGACCATTTTCGATTTACGTCACCTATTCCTGGTGCCGAAGCAGCCTTTGAATCTCTGTTTGGAGACAAGCCGATTGACATTCCGTTTTGCTTTCCGTTCGCATCGGTTGACGCGAATTTCAGCACGTGGCAAGAGGCTTATACGGGTCAGCGGCTTATTCATCGTTGCGATGGTGAGTTTGTGACTCGGTATTACGATAGCAAGGCGAAGCGGTATGTATCACCTGAGCCTGGCAAGATGGAATGTCCGGGTGGGTGTGATTATGTGGGACGATTCTCACTCCTGATTCCAGAGTTTGTGCGCCGTGGCTATGCAGGTGCGGTCAATCTCACATTGGGCGGTCATAATGAAGTGCCGATGCTCTACGATGAACTGAATTACTACTATCAGCAACGGGGCAATTTGACGGGCATGGAGTTTGTGCTGTATCGCTATCCAAAGCGTATATCACGGCCAGAAGGTGGCCGCGTTGAAAAGTGGCTGGTTGGCTTTAAGCCACATGCTCAGTTCATCATGGCGATGATTGACCAACAGCCAGACGGTGTGTTGGCGTTAGAAAGTGGTGATGAGCAATTGGCACTTCCTGAGGCCATCTTTGATGATGTTGAGGCTGGTCAATTTACAGATGCCGCTGTTGTAGAAGATGAGGCTGAGGAAGAGGACGATACGCCTGTACAGTCGGTTGCATTGCGCGAGCGGTTTGAGCAGCTTGTGACAACCGTTTACAACGGGGAGGGCGAGAAGAAGCGCACTGAGTTTCGCGCACATTTTGACGTGGCTAGTGACGACGATTACGATGATCAACAATTAGATGATTTGATTGCGGGTTTGGAAAAGAAGCTCGATGCGATCAACTCGGTCAAAAACAAAGCAAAAAAGAAACCTTCTACGAAGCCACGTTGGTTCACCCAATACACCAATACGCTAATGGACGCTTATCCCGATGATGACGAGCGCAATAAAGCGCAGGCCACGCACGCCAAGCGGTGCAGCGTCCCTGACATGACCGATGCGACTGATGAGCAGCTTGAGCTTCTGGTGAAAGAAATGCGAGGCTTCATTGAAGCGCAACGTGAACAGGCCAAGATGCCTGTGTAATTTATCCTCCTGTTACCAACAACTGTCCGATGGGCTAGGTGAGTGCCTAGCCCATCTTGTTGGAAGGGTATTTCATTTATGAGTTTGGATATTTCAGTAACAGACCAGTTTTGTGGTGCTGGTGGTTCATCACAGGGAGCGCGCCGTTTAGGTCTTGAAGTGCAATTGGCAATGAACCATTGGCAACTGGCCGTGGAGACGCACAACACGAATTTTCCTGAGACTGAGCATGATTGCGCAGACGTCTCGGCAGCTGATCCACGCCGCTATTGGGCAACGGACATTCTCATCACGTCGCCAGAGTGTACTAATCACAGCGTGGCAAAAGGGGCGAAGCGTGCCAGTAAGCAGCGCAGCTTGCTTGACGCTGGCAAGTTTGACCCATCGGCTGAGCGAAGCAGGGCAACGATGTGGGATGTGCCACGCTTTGCCGAGTATCACCGCTATAACATCATCATTGTTGAAAATGTTGTTGATGCTAGAAAGTGGCGGCTTTGGGATAGCTGGATTCATGCTATGACGTCGCTTGGTTATGAGTATGAGGTTGTTTATCTCAATTCGATGTTTGCCCATCTTGACCCGTTCGCAGTGTGCAGTATCGACGACTTCTCACCGCAATCGCGCGACCGGATGTACGTCATCTTCTGGAAGAAGGGGAATAGGCAACCTGACTTAGATTTTCGACCGAAAGCATTCTGCCCGATGTGCAATCTCAATGTTGATGCTGTGCAGTCGTGGAAGAAGAAGCCAGGGCAACCGTATTGGCGATGGGGCAGATACAAAGCTCAGTATGTTTACTGTTGCCCAACATGCGCAAGCATCATTGAGCCTTACCATTTTGCTGCTGCTAACGCAATCGATTGGTCAATTGAAGCCCAGCGCATTGGTAACCGGAAGCGACCTCTGAAGCCAAAGACGCTGGCGAGAATACAGAAGGGCTTGGAGCGATTCGCCGGTCAGCATTTGATGATTGATATTGCATTCACGCACGCCGGCGACCGCCGTCAAAATTCGCTAGTTGCACCACTGCGCACGCTGACGACTAGGCAATCGACGGGTTTGGTGTTTATGCCCTTCCTATTGGGATATGCCAATCAACAGGCTCCGGCAAAGTCGGCGACAGACGTTTTACGCACCTTCCATACTGAAAATGGACAGGGTGTTGTCTTGCCACCGTTTCTGATGGCCGCAGGTGGACGCCAACTGAATGGTCGAAGCAGGGATGTAACTGAGGCGATGGGAACGCAGACTGGAACGGATACCTACAGTGTTGTAATCCCGCCATTTCTCAACATCAACTACACGCCGGGTTACAACAGGTCGCTCGATGATCCATTGGCAACACACACGGCCAGCGACCATCATAGCCTGACGATTCCTGCAATGACTGTTACTCGCGTAACGGATGGTGGTGGGAAAGGCGAACGGTTTCCAGTTCGGCCGATGGATGCGCCATTGCCAACGCAGGTTACGGCTACGCAAAATGCGCTGATGTACTTGCCGTTCATGATTGAGCAACGTGGCACACAGGACACGCGGTCGATTGATGATTCAATGTCTACGGTGTGCGCGGCTGGCAATCATCATTGGTTAACTCAGATGCCTTTCATCAGTGCCTATTACGGCGCAAGCGACAAGAATGCCGGTGTGCATGAGCCGGTTGGTACGTTCACATCGAAAGAGCATCACGCGCTGGTGCAGCCTGACCAAGTTCCCAATGTCGAAGATTGTTTGTTCAGGATGTTGCAGCCGCATGAAATTGGACGCGGCATGGCATTTGATGATGGTTACGTTGTCCTCGGTACCAAAAGAGAGCGAGTGAAACAGTATGGAAACGCAGTCACACCACCAGCCATGTTGAGGCTGTTGGAGCGATGCGTTGATAGCTTGAGGTGAGATTATGCAGTATGGAATGATAGATCAAGATGCGTGGCATTGGTTAGATCGGCATCAATGCAAAAAGGATATTCAAATTAAGATTGACACTATCCCTGGCAGCGGTTATTCACGACTGAAGACCATTCAAGTTTGTAATTTGTGTAAACCTTTCTATCAAATTGATTCTGCACTCAAGCTGTGCGCTTTGTGCCAAGAACCGTTTGAGGCTATGTACAATCATGATGACGGTGGATTTACCGAGTATTGCAGCGACAATTGTTTTCACGAACATTTAGAAATCGAAGCTGGCATATCGGCATATGAAGCCGAAATAGACCGACAAAAAGAGACGTACTTTGCTGCTCAGGCAGGAGAGAGGATTTAGCTGTGCCAACATATGCAAAGGACACCGCAGTCACTAGCGACCGCAGTCGCAGCGAGATTGAGCGAACACTAACCCGCTATGGGGCCACCTCATTCATGTATGGCTGGGAGCAAGAGCGTGCGCTAGCCTTGGTGATTAAGGCCAAACTAGAAGCAGTCGAAAGCGGCATCACTGTTTTCGATGATGAGTTTATGGCTCATATCGTTCTGCCAGATGGCTCGACCGTCGGTGACTTCATGAAGCCGCAGATTGAGCAAGTATATTTGACCGGGCAGATGCCACCTTTGTTGCCAGCGAGTGTGTCTTGATGCAGAAACATACTGGTGAGTATCCTAGCAATTGGGATGAGATTGCCGATGCCGTCAAAGATGCAGCCGAATGGCACTGCATTCGGTGTGGCAGTGTGCATGACCCTGTAGGGGGATTCACACTGACAGTTCATCATCTCGATTGCAATAAAAGCAACTGTGAATGGTGGAATCTAGCTGCTCTTTGCCAGCGGTGTCATCTGACGATTCAAGGCAAGGTGGTCATGGCGCGGACGTGGATGTTTGAGCATTCAGAATGGTTTCGGCCGTATGTTGCTGGCTATTATGCAAGCGCGTTTGATTACCCAACAGAACGATGGTTCTGTGAGCGATTTGGTGATGAGCTGATTGAGATAGGCCAAGGGCGCATGAGCGCCGTGAAAGAGCTTGCGTTTAGGGCGGCTAGCCATGCAATTGTCAATTGAAGTGTGCTCACATCGATACCGTCGGCGACTGTTTGAATGGGCGCAGGAGACGGTGGCAGAACGACATTACCTGTATTCAAAAGTGCCGCATATCTCGCAACCGTTTGCCTATGTTGTTCAGTGGAACGAGCTTAACGTTGGATGCTGCATTGTCAGCGGTGTACATCAAACGGTGCAGCGTGGATTTTGGGGTGAGGGCGAGTTGATCACGAAGTGGCAGGTTGGGAATCTGGCGAGAATATGGCTGCATCCTGCTATTCAGCGAAATGGATGGTTGTGCAAGTCCGATGTTGTGCCTGGCTTCGTTGACCGTCATGGTGAATTTAGGTCAACAACCGCAACGTGGTTGATTGAGACGGTGATCGGCCGAATCCAACGCGACCGCATCGCGCTGTGGCCTCCGGTGCAATTAACACTGCCCTATCACATTCGGATGGTCGTCAGCTACAGTGACCCAAAGCATCATAGTGGATTGATTTATCGATTGGCCGGAGCAGAGCCAATGTGGACTAATGAGCAGGGAGAAGCGATTGCTGGCAAAAGTGGAAAGTTTGGTTGGATATGGAGATTGACTGAACCTGATTTTACCTATGTTGATGTGCCGATATTGCGTAATCGGCAGGTTAGATTGTTCTGAGCAACTTCTTTAACCATCTTAATTATCCTCCTCTTAAACGCTCGGTGTGACACCGAGCGTTTTCGTATTGTTGACATTCCCCGCTGCTTTTCAGATAATGCTTGCGAATTGGATATAAGCGCACCGCCAATACTAGCGCATAGACAAGTCCAATTTGTGCAGGTGGTACAGACATGAGCAGCCCCGCTGATAGTTCACAGAAGTTGACTGTAAAAAAAACAGGTAAGCCGAAGGCCAGTGTGTGGAAACCGGCCTTTCTTGCTGCGTTGCGGGAAACAGGTAACGTAACACAATCGGCCGAAATTGCTGGCATCACGCGAGAGGGCGTGTACAAGGCAAGGCGACGGTCGAATAAGTTTGCCGAGGATTGGGATTCGGCGCTTGAATATGCAACCGATGCGCTAGAGAGGGAAGCGCGGCGACGTGCCATGCAGGGCGTAAGACGCCTAAAGTTTCATCAAGGCGAGATGATCACAATTCCGTTGCGTGATGAAGACGGGAAGATTGTCAAAGATAAGGACGACCAAACGGTTTACGTGCCATATGAGCAGCATGAATACAGCGATACACTCCTGATATTCCTGTTGAAAGCGCATCGACCTGAGAAGTTTATGCAGCGGTCGGACATCACCAGCGGCGGCAAACCGTTGGAGTCGCCATCTGTACCAGCTATGGTTGCTGCATTAACGGCTGCCCAACAGTCGTTGAGCGAAGCAGAAGACAATGAATGACGAATCGGCCGAATTGAGCAACGGGGAAATTGAGAGCGAACTCGCCAAATGCTTTTTGTCGGTCGTCTATTTTGTGATTAGCTATGTGTTGATCCTCGATGGTGAGTCTAAGCGATGGATTAGGTTTGTGCTTTGGCCTGAGCAGAAACAGGTTCTGGAAACAGTAGACCGCGAGCAGAAGGTAATCATTTTGAAAGCCCGGCAGCTTGGTATCACGTGGTTATTATTGGCTTATGCGCTGTGGACGATGATTTTTCGGCCGATTGCGACCATCCTCATCTTTTCAAAACGTGATCCTGAAGCCGTGTATTTGCTTGACACTCGACTTAAAGGAATGTGGACGCGACTGCCTGATTGGATGAAAAACGGGATTGAAGTTGTTGAGGATAATAAGCATATCTTCGAGTTATCCAACGGCTCATCAGCACGAGCGTTTCCGTCAATCGGTGGCGATAGCTACACGGCAACCCTTGCTATCGGTGATGAGTGTGATTTGATGCCAGACTTTGACGCATGGATGGCTGGCACAGAGCCGACGGTTGAAACTGGAGGCAAGCTGGCGCTCGCAAGCCGTGCCGACAAAAAGATGCCGACGAGCGGCTTCAAAAACACATATCGGGCGGCGAAGCTGGGGAAAAACGACTTTCGGCCGATATTCCTTTCTTGGCATGTTCGGCCTGGCCGAAATGCTGATTGGTACAACCGCGTTGCAACCAGCATTCAAGAGCGCACAGGGTCACTTGACCAAATGCACGAACAGTATCCGGCCACGGATAGCGAAGCGCTCAAACCCAACACACTTGATAAACGCATACCGTCAGATTGGATTGAAAGAAATTATCTTGAGTGTGAGCCGATTGAGGATGGCAACGCGCCAGCGTTGCCGGGTCTAATTATTTACGAAGCGCCAATCGAGGGCGAGATTTATACGGCTGGTCTTGACCCTGCTGAGGGCAACCCGCAGAGCGACGATAGCTGCCTGAACATCATCCACAAAAACACGGGGCGGCAAGTTGCCAAGCTCAAGGGCAAGTTCGAGATGACGGCGTTTGCTGGCTATGGGCATCAGCTAGGGCGATATTATAACTACGCTGGCCTGCTAGTTGAGCGCAACAATCATGGCCATACGGTGATCGCATGGCTCGTCGATAAGCGTGCGAAGGTGCTGATGGGAAGCGATGGCAAAGCAGGGTGGTTGTCATCATCACGCGGAAAAGTTGAGCTTTACGACAATCATGCGGAATCGTACCATCAGGATGATATTCTGGTTGTCAGCATGGAAACGTATACACAGGTTGCAAGCATTGAGGCAAACAGTTTGAGAGCACCTACTGGGTTGCTTGATGATGATGCGGATTCGATAGCATTAGCAGACATGGCACGACGTTGCAAACCGTATCGGCCGAAACGGGGCGAACGGCGCAAGCGGCCAGTTAGACAACGTCGCCGAGGGCGGCGAAAAGCTGAGGTTGAAGCATGAGCATATTAGGAGCGGCTGCACACGCACTGGGCATTTCGGCATTTAGCGGTAATCGTGAATCATCTGTTGCGCCTACTCAAGTTCGGGTGGCGACGCGCAAAGGACGGCCATCTTTAGGTTCGACACGACCGCCGCGATTGTCTACACGCGCTCGCGCAACGTCAGAAGATTATTTTGGCAACAATTTTGGAGGACTGACGGCATTTGTAGCGCCTGAGTCGCCTGAAGCGAAGTGGCGCAGCCTCGACCTGAGCAACAAGACGCTTTCACGCATTTCGATACGTGAATTGACGCGACTGTTGGCCGATGTCTCACCAGAGGTTTCATCAGCACTCTATCATTTCATTCTGTTTGGTAACGCGGGTTATGAAATGACGGCCGTTAATCGCAATGGCGAGGTTGATGCACGTGGTCAAGCGGCGTTGAGCGCATTTGTCAATCAACTGAGTGACCAAGATGGTCACAGTGAGTTTGGCACGATTATCAATCAGTTGTGGGCTGGTGCGTTTATGCGTGGCGCGTTTTCGGCCGAAATTGTGCTTGATGAAAGTGGGCGAAACCCCATTGATTTCGTTGCGGTTGACCCTGCTATCTTTCGCTTCAAGCGTGTTGATGCTGGTGCTCGGGGTAAGGTCTGGCAACTTGGTCAGTTTGTTAGTGGTGAGTGGCGACGACTAGACTTGCCGACGGTGCGGTATGAGCCAATTCACCCGTTGCCCGGTGGCGCTCCCTACGGTCGGTCGCTGATTGCACCATCTATCTTTGTATCACTTTTCCTGATTGGTCTGTTGCGAGATTTGCGACGGGTGATTGCTCATCAGGGTTACAACCGTGACGATGTTTCGGTCAACTATGAATTGCTCGAAGAGCTAATGCCCGAAGCGGTGCGAGATGACCCCGAGAAACGTGAAGCATGGGCAAACAAGGCGATTGAGGAGATTCGCACCTATCTGGAAAAGCTGGAGCCAGATGATGTTTATGTTCATAGTGACATCATTGAGGTCAACCGAGCGGCGAAAGATGCAAATGTAGTAGGTGGCACATCGGGCGCTACAAACATGATTGCGGCACTGGAGCGTATGGCGGTACGGGCGCTCAAAACGCAGCCGCTGCTCATGGGTATCAATGAAGCCACGAGCGAGACGCACGCCAACCGACAATGGGAGATTCATGCGGCTGGTATCAAGTCGATGCAACATACGTGCGAGAATCTACTAACCCGTTTGTTTGGCCTCGCATTGCGTGTGCAGGGTATTCAAGCAACGGTGCAACTTAAGTTTTCTGAGCTGCGTGCAAGTGAACAGATGCGCGACGCTCAGACTGAATCGATCATTCTTAGTAATGTCGAGAAGAAATACAACATGGGCATCATTAGTCAAGAGCAGGCGGCGGCTGAGTTGGGTTATGATTCGGCCGATCAACCTGCACCACGTCTGATTGATGTTGGAGATGCGCCTGACATTGTGAATATCCCAGAGGAAAGCGAACGGGCTGCAATGTTGCGTGAGTTGCGCGAAGCGGTTAATGAGGCTGGGCGCGAATTGCAGCAACGGGCTGGTTATCATGTTGCGCTGCTAAATGGGAAGCATTAGAGGTTACCAATGAAATTGATTGCACGTGGAGACGGGGTATTTGTTGCCGAAATTGGATTTCAAGAAGCGGAGCGGCTGCTTGGTGCATTGCGGTCTGGCAGGTATAGAGGGCAAGGTGTCGGAATTGGTACAGAGTACGATTTGTCACCTCTGTTCGCAACGGCCGAATCAATTGGAGACGTGAACGCAAGCTTGCGGCATTTGCGTCAGGTTGCAGATAACTTTGACAGGGTGCTGAACTCAGATGCTCAGAATAAACAGCCAGATAGCCCAGAAGCCAAGTAGTCAAGTGCTTTTGCAACGGCGCGATTTGTCCAACGGGCAAACGCCAGAAGAAGCCGCGCTGGAAGAGGCGTTCGCTGAGGATTTGGAGGCGGCGTTGTTGGCATTGTATTTGCTGGCGATGCGTGCTGATTGGTCTGATATGGATGGCAAATCGGCCGAAGAAATCGCGGCATGGCTGTTGGGTATTTATGGCAGTGCCGAGGCTGCACGTCGTGCGCTTGAGCAGATTCTTTATCGCTACATGGTGAGTGCTTACAATCTCGGTGGTCAAATGGCGCTGAATGACCTGGGCTTTATGGCTCGTTTCAATTTAACGAATGAGCAGATATTGGCAGCAATTCGCGCCAGAGCCGAGATGCTGGTTTCGGTCGATGAAGATGCTGATGAATCGCTGATTCGCACGACAGCCAACGAGATTGCTCAGAAGGTTGAACGGGAACAGCGCAACGGCAATACTATTATTGCGGCTGTTGCGACGATTGCGGCTTTGGCTGCTGGTCGCTCAGTGATTCGGTCGATTATGATTGCCGAAACTGAGAGCGTGATGCAGTCACGGGCGGCTGTCATCTGGACAATGGTGCGCAATGGCTTGCGAAACTTCATCTATCGGTGCGAGCCGGATGTGGAAGAGTTGTGTACAACTCGCGTGTGCATTCCCCATTGTGGCAAACGATTTCGGGCAAAGCTCACGGGCTGGATTCCTCAATGGGCGCGTTTGCCAAAGCATCCTCGTTGCCGCTGTTGGCACAAGCCTGATAAACGCGGCTGGAAACGACCAGATCAGCCGTATACAGGAGCATAAAGCTAATGACAACACAGCAAGTAATCGATAAATGGTTCGCGGACAAGCTAAAGTATGATCCTCTGCTTAAGCCGCCATCCGGTTTTTTGACTGAATACCCAAGCATGATGGAAATGGCTTTGCAGTCAAGCCCTAGAGTTGATGTAGAATCGATTGATATTGCCTTTGACGTTGTCGCACTGGGTATGGATCGTGCTCACATTAACCGAATAGATACTTCATCCGCAGGAATTTCACTAACAACTGTATGCAAAATTGATTCAGACAAAACCTTAGCCCTGTTGCAATGGATTGATTATCGCTACCCTTTGGCTACTGGAAAGAGCCTAAAGCCCTACAGGTTCAAACGCATCAAAGCCCATTACGTAGCCGAAAAAATGCGCTTGCTTAAAATGGGAATTAAGCTAGGCAGTGTGCGCAAAATGTTGCAAGCTGAAAAAGCCATTAAGGACAATGAAATCAAGTGTCTTTCGGTAGACTCGCAGATTGCCGTTGAGGGCAAAAACGGCCGTTTCTATCGTTATGGTCTTGCAAATACCCAAGTTATGCCAAATGGCGGATTGTCTCTAGGGCTTGTTTCGGCCTAGCAAGGGGGTGAACGATGAGCGCGTCACTATGCCTGAATTGTGAATCGATGGTGCCAATGTACCAGAAGTATTGTGACAGTTGCGTTGAACAGCGTGGCTTGCCGCAAGATGAGACTTGGCACAAAAACAATCAACTTGACGATTGGGAAAACGAGCGTTTACGCATTGTCAAAAGTGACATGATGCGTATGGCGGTTCAAGAATTAAAAGAGCGTGAGGCAGTCACAGTGCCAACTGAACAGTTTCCGCATGGGCAAATGCTCAACCCGCCACGGGGAAATAAGGGTGGCTGGCGACGGCGCACGCGGAACAATCGGCCGAAAAACGGCAAGGGGCAAAGGCCAATATGACAGTTGCAACAAATATGATTTTGGACGAATTCAAGCGAGTAGATGTCGTGGTTGGCTCTGAGGTGTGGTCGCTGTCTGATGAGGAGAGTGTAACGACTGATGACCTCAACAAAACATCCGCCATCATCATCTCTACACATGACGGCGCGGTGTTAGCCAGCATGATTGATGAGCAACCACCAGCGCAAAACAGCGGTGTGTTGTTGCCAGCGGGTCGCAGCGTGACGCGACGGGGCAAGCAGGCTGCCAACCGGCTCTGCTTGATCAGGGCGGCGGCAACAGATGTGAATGTGTCGGTGACACTGATGACACCGACTATGGTAAGTTAGCAATGAGTTATCGACGCTTGTCAGAAGATGATGAGGACGATTTGCCGGAATATCTGGAAGCTGGAGATGCGGATTCGGCCGAAACACTCCCTCCCGTTCTTGCCCCTATTCCAACGACGGTAATACTATCCTCTGTGCCACTGACATTAACGACGGTTGGCGGCTTGCCTGACTCTGTGCGCTATGAACTCCGCGACGAACAGGGTGCATTTGTGTCGGTGCTCGGAGTGGCACTTTCATCTGTCAATGACACATGGCCGGTGATATGTGTTGCGCCGTCGGTCATCGGCACGTATCGTGTCGTTGCCGTTGCGGTCTATGGGCTAGTTGAATTGGTTAGCGATGCTGTGGAATGGGTTGTGACAAGTATCTAAATTATGAGCAGTAACAGCAAACAACGGGCATCAACTGACAGACGTGGCTACACGCGCCTTGAACGTATGGGTTACAATTTGTCAAAGCGCGTGGATGGATTGCCGGATGGACTGTATCAGGTACGGATTGTGAAGATTGGCACAGCGGTTTATTTGGCGATGGGTGATTCGGCCGAATTGGAGCTGATGGCTAGGTGAATGATGGAAACTGACTTTGATTGGGACGTGTTGCGTGAAGGGTTACAAAAGTATCTAAGGGACTCGGTTAAATTGCAATTAGATGAACGAAACGTTGCGTTGAGTCAGTATCGCGTTCATGCGCGGTATGACATTCATAATGTCTCATTGCCGATTGACGTAGGCTGGTACGCTAATGATGAGTATCATCAATCGCTAGCGGTGCAATTATCTAGTCAGCTTGGTCATATGATGTTTATCCGACCGATGGGGGAACGGTAAGGCTACTTACCAATTACAACATCGCCAAGTACGGATTGAGAAGATTGGCACAGCGGTTTATTTGGCGATCAGTGGTTTGGCCGAAAAAACAATTGCTTGTATTCAAGATTGGCTCCGGCAGTTACACAAACCCGTCTACCATTTATGAGCCTTGACCACTCTTTTAGTTCTACTTCTACTTCATAGACAAGTGAATCCACAATTGCCATGTTACCAGGCTCGCCGAGTAGTGGCGATTCGCCAATTCCATGAAACCGCACATGGCTTCCGTAGAAAACTTCTGAAACCTCCCAATCGCTGGGCAGTGTACCGTCTTGCCAGCGCTGAATGGCGTCTTGCTCGTCACGAATTGGAATTGTGTAGGTCGTATGATACGGATACGATTCACGATTTAAGATGGTTTCAACAAAGCTTGTACGGGGAATCTGAAAGTCACCAACAACATCACCGATGTCGGCAATGCTTTGACCAAACCGGGCGAACGCATCTACGATGTGACTCACATCAACATTGATGCTTAATTCTATGTCGTGAATACTTGCTGGTCTATGCAATGGCACAGTATATGATGACCTATTTCGCTCAATGTTAGCCTCAACTTCAACAATCCTTCCCCTCTTGCCACTTACAATCAGATTCAGAATCCCCGCGTGATTGTGCCATAGCGTGACCGTCTCACCAACAACAATCCCATCAAACGGCATGTCGGCAATGCGAGTTCGCTCATAGGTCAGGTCGGAACGGACAATGCCATCTGTGTCGATAGCGGCGAACCGCTTGCAGCGTGCATTAGTGCTGCCGTTGATTGTGACAGGCAGCCAATCGTTCGGCCAGTAGCCAGCATGTGACTCTTCAACAACGTAGCAATCAGGTTCGTCAATCAAATAGTAACGCTGTCCTAAATCTTGCGTGATCGTACTGGCTAACTTCATGCTGCAATTATAGCACTGGTGTTATTACCGATGCCGTAGGTCGGTTGACAATTACAACAATTGCATGTTAGGATACGCGCCGAATACATGAGCGGCCAACCATAGCCGCTAACACACCAGAGAAACATTTAGAAACGCGGTGTCTTTGCTCTTTTTGGGCAAAGACACCGCGTTTTTTTGTTTTATGTTGACACACCAGCGACAAGCCACAATCAACATTGCGCGTGCGTTGCCATCAACAGATGAGTTGGTGAGCATTATCAAGCAGCGCGTTAATGGCGACGTAATAGACCCCTTCTTCATTCCGGCCGAAATCTCCTCTGACGTTCTCGACACCTATCACACGCATATGGACATCAGCACGTTGCGCAACTTTGCGGCTCATGCGGCTGATGGTCGTGCAATTCTCGACTCGCACGATGGGCGCAAGCTGTCGATTGGCTATTCGCTGACGGGGCAGGTTGAACAAGTAGCCGCTGATGACAAGCATCCGGCGCGGTCGCGGGTTGTCTCAGTTGGTTACACGGTGCCGGGGATTAGTTTTGGTGGCAACCATTCATTTCAAACCACAAGCGACTACATCAAGGCGGTTGAAAGCGGCATTGTTCGTGATGTGAGCGTTGGCTTGCATGGCGGTCGCTATGTCTGTGACTTATGCGGTGGTGATTATCGTCGCTACTCGGATTGTCCACACATTGCAGGGCGACCGTATGAACGTGATGGCGCAATTGAGATTTGCACCGTCGGCATCTTCGACGCTCGGCTATCGGAATGGTCACTGGTCTTTGATGGTGCATGTCCCACCGCAATGATTTTGAAGGCTGAGGATTACGCGGGTAGTTCGGACGCGGAGCGTGTGACAGTGCGCTATCTGGAAGAGAGCTACCGCATCAATTTAGGTTCTGAGCGTCGCTGGAGCGGCGTTGATATTCATGGCAAAGCGGTCGATTCGGCCGATCAACAGGGGAGCGGCAACCGCGCTCCAGAGGATGAACAAATGAATGCAATTGACAAACATTTGAAAACGCTACGCGAGGGCGGTGCTGTCAACGATTGGGCTGTCAAGGCAATTGAGGAGCTGCGCTCTGAGAATGAACGCCTACAGCCGCTTGAAGGGCAAGTAACCGAACTTGAGCAGCGTGTCAGTGAGCTTGAGCCACTGGCAAAAGCTGGTGAGGCTTACCGCGCTAACACCGAAGACGAGGCAATCAAAGAGGGCATTCGTGCGCTTGGTGATGACTTCGATGAAGAGGCGCAACGCACACTGCTCGGCAAATTGGATATGGACATGGTGCGTCAAATGGGCGCGTCATGGAGGGCGATTGGTGATGCCAAGTTTGGCAGCGGCGGTCGCCAAGTCAACGATGAGGTTGACGAAGACGAAACAAACGAACGTGAAATTCGCGTTCCAGATTCCGCATACGCGGGATAGTGAGGTGAAACATGGCTGATCCACGTAGTGCGGTCAATCTCGAAGGCATTGGCTACGAGTCTGAAACTTTTCAAATCGACAATAGCACCATTACCTACGACGCGAATCAACCGGGCGGTAGTGAGCAGGTTGGGCTAGCGGTTACGCTGGCATCTGCAAACACCGTAGAGCTTGTTGGGGATGGTGAGGCAGTTCTAGGCAAGCTGGTTCAGGTTGACAGCGACAATTTCTGCACTGTCCAAACGGGTGGCAACATGACATTGCCCGGTGGCACTGGCGCAACGCTAACTCTAGGTAAGGCGATTGTTGGCGACTTAGGTGCGGCGTCTGCTGAGGGTTATATCCGTGAAGTTGACACGGCGACGGCGGCTGAGCTAGGTGTGGCGAAAGGCGAGATTTTGGACGCTTCGACCACAACCGCTGTGGTTGTTCGTTTCCCAACGGCTAATTAGTGAGGTGAATGATGACTCATACAGTTGAGCAACTAAAAGCGGATGAGCTGTTCCGCAAAATTGACAGTGAGCCGATTCGGTTTTTGAAAAATGCGGCTGAAGCTGGCCGCACGGTTTCGGCCTACATGGAAGACCACAATCCTAGCGAGGACAATGAGACCTTGGACGCTTTCGGCCGATTGATGCGCGAGGCTGGCATTGTGCGTGTCAGTGACCCAGCGGCTGGGCTATGGGCTTCTCCTGCTGAGGATTTTCGCAAGTCTGCCGCTGGTCGTGTGCTGTTGCAAGAATTCTTTGCACGCGAGTGGCGCAAGGTTGCGTTTGGCGTAACACGCTCGGTGCAACTGCACGGTGATGATGCGCCTGGCAGCTTCCAGCGCCCTTATCAAGATGCGCAAATGCTGCATTGGAGCAAGCGTGTATCGCCAGCGATTCCTTTGTCAGCACTGGTAACTCAGGTGACACCGATTACCGGTGCGGATTATCGCAGTCTCGTGCTCAATTACGATGCAGAGCAGCTACGTATGTTCCGTGTCGGTGAATCTGCCGAAATTCCAATCGCCACGCTGTCTGAAAGTGAGCACACCATTCGCTTGCGCAAGTATGGACGCGGTATGCGTGCTAGCTACGAATTGCTACGTCGTATGCGTGTCGACAAGCTGTCGCGCCACATTCAGATGATGGCGGTGCAGTCGGAGATTGACAAAGTAACCGCTGCAATTGATGTCATTGTCAATGGCGACGGCAATACGGATACATCGGCCGAATCATTTGATTTGACAACGCTCGATGGGGACGCTACGGCTGGCACGCTGTCCCTGATTGGCTATTTAGCATTCAAGCTGAAATTCAGCAATCCATACGCCATGACAACGGCATTGGCAACCGAAGCGATTGCATTGCAGATGATGACGCTCAATATGGGCAGCGCCAACATCCCGCTGGTACAGGTTCAGGCGCAATCTGGCTTTGGCGGCTTCACGCAAATCAACCCCGGTCTTCGTGATCAGGTCGCGTTAGGTTGGACTGCTGATGCACCGGCTAGCAAGATTGTTGGTTTTGACAGTCGTTTTGAAATGGAGCATCTGGTCGAAATCGGTAGCGACATTGCCGAAGCGGAGCGATTCATCACCAATCAGACCGAGGTCATGGTGATGAGCGAAGTAAGCGGTTTTGCGGTTGAAGATAACAACGCCGCAAAGATTCTCAACGTAGGAGCATAAGTCATGGCAGTAAGTAAATCTACAAAGGAATCAACTGAAAAAACGAAGTCGGACAAGCCGAAAATCATCAAAGTCAAGTCTGGTCGTGATGACATTCGGGATCGTGACTGGGAAAC